AGATATACCATCAGATAGCAGTCCTTTCTATCAAGAAGAACAAGAAAAACAAACACTACATGGAGAATCATATCATCAAAAAGATTTTGATCTACCCCTAGCAGCTTAAGGCATTGTTACAAACCCCTCGCCTTTCTTCCCTGTAAATCAAAAATTAATCAATACGTTACACCTTAAAATAGCTAAAAATGAAACCTATATCGGAATACATGTAACATAAAAAACATAAAAAACCAACAGAATTTGGAAAAACTGACCGTTACCTTCGCAACAACAAACAAAAAACTTGCAAAAATAGTTGATTTCCTAGACTATAAAAGAAAGAAGCAAATATTACTATATTAAAGAATTTGCCTTTATTGCATGCATAATTGGTAATTGCATAATATTCAAATGCTATCAGACATAAAATATTTCTGGCCTTCCATGAAACCATATAAATGGCATTATATGGTAATGTTTATGGCAAGCATCGTATCTTCATTTTATACTCCTGTATCCTATTATGCTATTAAGCTGATCATAGACATCATAACCAACAGCAACAATTTTACTTATAATGACCTTATTTTTCCTCTTGCTTTATTTTTGGCTGCTAATCTCTTCCATGAGGTTTTTTGGCGGTTAAGCAATATAGCTCAATGGTTGTCAGAACCATATGTACAAAAGGATATTATCTTGAGAACATATGATTACATCCAACATCACTCGTATAGGTTTTTCCAAGATAGTTTTGTCGGTAGCTTAACCACCAAGGTAAAAGATATTAGCAGGGGTTACAGATCATTTAGAGAAGCTATGCATTGGGGGTTTGTGTTAAAGCTAATGAACATTATTTTAGCTGTGATTGCACTAGTTTTTATTCAACCCTCTATAGGAATCTTTATTTTGCTTTGGGGAACGGTTATTTGTACGCTCATGTATTTTTTTTCCAAGAAACTCCTGAAGCTTTCATCGCATATGTCACTGGCAAAGCAGAAAACAATGGGATTGCTTGCTGATAGATTTTCTAATATTTTGTCTGTAATGGCTTTCTCTGCTTATAGACAAGAAGTTAAAGCTTTAAGCGCAGAAATTGATAAAAACGTTATTCCAAGAGAAGTGAAATTACTAAAATATGATGCCCTTACCCACTTTATTCAGGGTATATTATATGTACTGATGTTGGTACTAACGGTATTCATTTTAATTGAATACAAAAAAGCAGGCTTAATAACAGTCGGAGATTTTGCATTTGTTATGAGTATTGTATTCTATCTTATAGAGCAAATCTGGTATTTAATTATGAATCTTCAAGAATTTTCATTAGCGATGGGAGATTTGCATAGTGCATTAGGGGTTATAAAGGAAAAGCACGAATTCAAAGACGCGCCCGATGCAGAAGATATACGCATAGTAAATCCATCTATAGAATTTAAAAATGCATATTTTTCCTATAACAAAAAAAAAGTATTCCAAGATTTTAATCTAAACATAAAAGCTGGAGAAAAGATTGGGATTGTGGGTTACTCTGGCGGTGGCAAATCTACTTTAATTAGCCTGATACTTAAATACTTTCACTTAAACAAGGGTGAGCTTTTGATAGCTGGTACCCCAATAAGCAAAATCACAAAGACCTCTTTAAGAAAACATGTATCGATAATTCCACAAGATATAATGCTATTCCACAATACGCTGTTAGAAAATATAAGATATAGCAAACCACTCGCAACAAAAAATCAAGTAATTGAAGCAGCAGAAAAAGCTCATATCCATGAATATATTATGACTCTACCCCAAGGATATAATACTCTTGTTGGAGAAAGAGGAGTCAAGATTTCTGTCGGACAAAGACAAAGAATTGCAATAGCTAGAGCTATATTAAAAAACTCCCCGATCTTAATCCTAGATGAAGCTACTTCCTCTTTGGACAGCAAAACAGAAAAATACATTCAACAAAGTATCGATGAGTTATTGGATTCAAGTAATAAAACTATAATTGCAATTGCGCATAGATTATCGACAATAAGGCACATGGATAGAATCGTTGTAATAGATAATGGCGAGATAGTCGAAGAAGGAAAGCATTCCTCACTACTCAAAAACAAAGGAATATATGACGATTTATGGCATCATCAGAAAATATAGATACGCAAGGTAGCCAATAACTAACGCGTCCTGCTACAGTTCCATGATAATTTTTTCCATGTTATATATATAAGTTACTACAACAAGGAATTTTTTAATTTCATGGCAGGAGGGTTATGGGCTTGAAAGCTAGAAAAACCAATATGTTTTTAGATATACAACAATATGTGTATCAGTCTCTAAAAGCAAACAAGGAGCTATCAAAGGATTTGCAGATATTTAGTCAAATTCCAAAGGACACCCCCTTTCCTTATCTGTATTTAGGAAAATTCATAGTAATTAATCGATCCCTAAAAGAATTAATTAAAATGTATTTCGTCAATGAAATACACTTATATTCACAGGATCATTCCACTGAAGAAATATTAAACTGGGTATCAGAAATAAAAAACACCTTGCAACTTCGCAATATTTCTCTAGGCAAATGCCACATAAATGAAATCGAGTTTTTACAAATGAATTTAGACATAATGTCTGATGCAAAAACCCATCGCGTAATTGGTAAATTTAGAATAATAGTAGAGGAAAATTATGGTAGCACAAAGCGGATCTTTGATGCTGCTTAAAGTGGCAAATAATAAAGGTGATCACGTGGTGGTGGGTGGTATGCGCACTACAAAATTCATATTAAATAATCAATCAATTGATATTACCCATAAAGAATCAGGAAAATGGAGACATCTTCTTGGTAGCGCAGGCATTAGCTCGCTTAACATCTCTGGCTCTGGCGTATTCACCGATCAAAAATCAGAGGCTATGGTGCGTGAAATTGCATTTGCCAATAACATAGCAAGTTTCAAAATCACCTTCGGTAATGGAGATATTTTAGATGGCCCGTTTATTATTAGCACCTACGAAAGATCTGGCACCATGTTTGAGGAAGAAAATTACAACCTAACTTTAGAAAGTGCAGGCAGCATACATTATATTGGCAAACACAGTGCTGATAAGGGAGTTTGCGCACTTAAGGAGGCAAAATGACTAATAAAAATCGCGGAGAAGTCTTAATAAAACTTGCTAAAAACGAATGGATATTACGGCCTACTTTTCAGGCCATTTGCTCAATCGAAACAGAGCTAGAAAAAAGCATCATCGATGTTATTGCAAATCTCACAAAGAATAACCTGACGCTTTCTGATAGTTCTGTAATTATTTTTTATGGAATGCAAGCTTATGAAAAACATAACTTCACTAAAGAAGAAATTGGGAAACTAATATTTAACGCAGGAATAATAAATATACTACCGAAACTCATTAAATTTTTAGAATATGCAGTTGGATTAGAAGAGCAAAATGGGTAATGACTGTGATGATTTTTACAACTTAAACTCCTCCTTGAGGAGCAATGCTACACATTTAATCAAAGAGTATGGAAGATTAAAGCACCTCATTGAAAGCTGTAATAAATCAAGTGCAAATTTGATTAATTCCCTAAATCCACTACAAAGTAAAATTAGTTCATTAAATTCAGCGGTGAATAAGCTAATCCGTGCAAATGTAAAATCATTTACAAACAGCATTACTAAAGAGATTACCGGCACTACTAATAGTAATTTTTCTGGAGCCATAGGTCAGTTTTTGGCAAAAATGATTGGCGGCATGAGAGCTGGCGGGGGAAACGTTGTAGCTGGAACGCCCTATGTGGTTGGCGAAAAAGGAGCTGAAATGTTTGTGCCCAATCAAAGCGGTTACATAATTCCTAATAATCAGCTTTCTGGAAATAATAAGCAACCCATTAATATTGTGATGAATATCTCAACTCCTGACGTTTCCAGTTTTCAACGTTCCCAGAATCAAATTCTGGCTCAAGCAACGCGCGCAATACAAAGAGCTAGCAAGAACTTATAGATGAGTTGAGTGGTTCTATAATCTTAGTTGCCACAAAAAAAACAGTAAGATATTGACTATCAATTATAATACTAGTATAAGCTATTTAGTTAGTTTAAAAATTCAGAATAAGTTATGAAACGTACATACCAACCAAGCAATTTAGTAAGAAAAAGAAGACATGGCTTTAGAGCTCGCATGAGCGATGTAGGGGGCCAAAAAGTGATTAATGCCAGAAGAGCCAAAGGGCGTAAGCGTCTTTGCGCATAAAACTTCTATCTTTTTATTAAACACACAAATCTCCATAACTGTTATTCTCTTGTTTTCCGTAGCCATCGCTCACGAATCAAATTAGTAGTTGATATTTACCATCTCCCTTAGAAATTAACCCTTTTTTAATAGTTAAACTGTACAATTTAAGTTCGTATCTATTAATAATGGAGAAGATTATGCCTGCAGATGTAGACTCAATAATAGAGGAGTTAAAAGTAAGATATCTTGAAGATTCTGGAAAAGAAAGTGTGGTTTTTAGTAAAGAATTAGACAAGCAACTAAGGGAAATAGCAGATAAAGCTAGTAAGGGTCATCCCGAATTAGACGCAAAGACTATTGCTAAAACTATGCATAAAAACTTCTTACCTGATCCTACTAAAAACCA